CTGCATTGATGAGCCGAGGTCTTGGTGAATTTGATGAAAAGAAGTTGCTTTCTTCTCTTCAAAGTATGACGGAAACCATGACTGAAGAATTGCAAGCGAAGAAAAATACACAGAAAACAAAAACCACAATGGCGGCTGACGAAAAGGATGCCGTTTCTCGTTTCCTTCAATTCGGTGGTATGTTGCCCGCTTCGCAAAAAGAATCCGAATTTACGACTACGCTTGAAGAATTGAATCAAGAGTTGAAGTTCAAGCGAGCGGCTGGCGCACCCATTGAAGAATTGCAACCGTTGATGGCTGAAATCAACGACACGACTCAACAATTGGAAAAGGTACAGCAAAGCACACAAAAGAAGAACAAAAACACAATGTGGAAACTTGATGCCACTCGTATGGAGCAGTTGTTTGGTGGTCACCGACAAACCATCACCGAGGTAGCACGGGATGTTCTTCTTCCAAAATACCTTGAGCATGACCCCGATGCTTTCAACCCCGACGACCCGGAGAAATTTATCGCTAACACACATCAATTGATGCGTGACGCTCAACGCTACATCGTTTCTGTCCCTCATGGGGAACATGGCGTTTCTTCAATCAATTACGGTTTGCAGGCTTCTGTAAGAGACACCGACCCTGCGTCACAAAATCCATTCCATGCTACTATCGCTAACCATTTGTCCACAGACGGTATGATGGTTGAGGCTGACGAAAATGCTGACAAACTGCTGGACAAACTTGGGATTCAACGAACTCCCGTTGCAAAAGTGAAAGCCCAAGAACTCATTGATATGGTGGGTGAAAGGGGTGCGCCGATGCAAGTTTCTACAATCAAGGATATTCTTCTCAGTGGTAAAATCCCTAACATTGACGGGCTTGACCTCAAACACTTCACCGATGAAGAGATGATGAACAAGCCCGAAGAAGAGTTGGACGACCACGAATCATTTTATCGTCATGTACGAGAAAACGGGTATCACCAAGCCATGAATCACTTTTCACAGCAAACTGACAAGAAAGCGTGGGGTGGTCATCTTTCACACGCTATTCCACGGGCCATGGGTATGAAACTCAATCCTCAAATGTTTAAGGATTCTTTGAAAGCCGCTGGTATCGGCACTGTTAAGGGCGATATTCACGGTGCAAAGAATTTCAAAAGTAAATCAAAGGCTCGTAAAACAAACGACACCAAGAATCACCTTGACACTATTGTTCATTTTGACCCTCGTGTGCTTGAGGAAGAGGAAGGGGTGTTCACACCCGACTTAGAAATTCCCGAAACGGCAGGCATGTCGCAGTACCCACTGGGCATTCCCTCGCCCGCACACGCAGGGTTGACGGACAACTTTGACAGCGGTGCGTGGCATCATGGGTATGAGTTGACTCCTACGCTTGGGGCTGAGTTTGGCGATGACGGCACCATTCACATTGGCTCAAATGTAGGCACAGGGTTGTATCAGTCTGTACCGCAGGATTTGACCGCCATGATTCACGGAAACGAAGTGGCACAGCAAGTTTATGCAAATGCTCCCCCGCCTCAGTACCCCGACAATCCTCATCAAAGTATGAACATGGAAACAGCAGAAACAGCGAGCACTATTCCAACAACGATTGCGGCGAGTGAAATGACTGAACTCATCACCTCACTACTTGACCCGGATGTGTTGCTGAGTAAGAGTGACGATGCAAAATGGAGTCCTGCTGTTCGGCCCATGCACCGTATTTTTGATTTGGCTGACCTTGAACACCTTCGTGGTTTCAGCGGCTCGTGGGTTGTAAGTAAGTGGTATGATGGAAAGCGAATCATCATTGTACGCAGTGATGACGAGATTACAGCGTATGATGAGAATGGTCGTAAGAAAGGACTACGCAAAGCCACCAAAGAAGCCCTTGAAAAGATGAACGACAAAAACTACACGCTGGATGCTATTCTTGGTGAAGAGGAGTTGAACATTATTGACATCATCAATTACGACGATACGAATGTAGGTGAAATGCAGTTGTTTGAACGATTGAAAATCCTTCGCTCACAATTTGACAGTCAAGAGCCTGTGATTGTACCCGGCCCACACGATACTCGCATGACGGACGATGAGGGACTGGCTGACGCTGTGAAGAACCTCAAAGACGACCACGACAACATTCTGTTGCGGGACAACAAATCCACCTACATGCGTGGAGAGCGACGACATCCAAAGTGGATTGTGTACCGTGACAGCCGAGACTTCAACTTCATCATTCTTGACCGTCGTGGCAAAGGCCCGTACACCTATCAGTTGGGTGCTGGCCCAATCCTTGAGGTTGAAGGTCTTGGGAACCGAGCGATAGAGCATAAGGGTGAGCATTACATGGATGTGGGTACAGCACACAACCAACGCAAGGTGTTCAAAGTTGGCGACATTGTTCGTGCGTCTATTACGGGCATATCCAAGAAAAACCGCAAAAACCGCCCTGTGTACAATGTACAAGTCAAAGAGTTGGAGGGTGAAGGTGAAGGAGAGGGTGCGGCCAGCACAGAATCTCTTGACCTCATGACTAAAGCATTCGCACCAATTCTTATTCCTCACGACATTCAAATCTTGGAATCACAGATTCAAATCGTTTTGAAGGGAGTTGATACAGTAATGTACAACATGGAAGAAATAGGCGATGCTTGGTATGTCCATTCCCCTAAAAGTACGATGGGAGATTTAACCAAGACCGATTACCCTGTAGTGCTGGCCGAAAGCCTCATGCCGTTTTGGTCGTCGGTTGCTCCGTTGTTGGTAAAGGGATTACTCAGTAAAGAAATTGAAAGTGATGTTATGCCAAAACTTCCTTCAAAAGAACGCACCGAAGACCAAAGTGCAGGTGTTCTTGAAGAAGAAGATGATAACCGATTACTCAAACCAAATCAAACCAAGAAGGCATTGGAACTTATTACACGGGCCTTGGACAAAATCAGTAAGGAAAAAATGACATGGACTGGCCCAAAAGGACTTGGAATTGATGTAGGTACACCTCAAGAGTCGCCTCGTGGCCCAACCCAACTCCGTCACGAATCCACTCTACCGGATTTTGACGGTGAAAAGAAAATTACTGATGAAAAGAAAGAGAAGAAAACCGAGCGACTGAACCACATTCAAGTGGAAACAGATGAAGGTGAAAAACTCTCTATAGACTACGACAATGACCAGCCATTGGTATCTCGCCAATAGCGTGTGATATAAATACCATAACAGATAGTCGGATGGTCAATGCTAAGCGTTCAACGACCGACTGACGGTATCACTCTCCTCAAGAGTGGTAACGATTTGGTTGTTGCTGGTTACGCATCAGTTGAACTTGTTGACAAGCAAGGCGACCTCATTACTCGCTCCGCCCTAAAAGATGCCTTTGATGGTTTCATGAAGGGTGAACAATACCGCAATGTACAATTGGCTCACTCCAACATTCAAGTTGGCGAAGTCATTGATTCGTACATTGATTCCAACGGACGCATGTGGAAATCCGAAACGGATGACACTGGACTGTTCGTTGTTGTTAAACTCCGCAACGACATAGAGAAGGCTCGTGAAGTAGCCGCTGAAATCCGCAAGGGCAACCTTCGTGGATTTTCCATTGGAGGGCAAGCATTCAAGCGAGTGCGAAAGTCCGACATGGAAAAAGGCGACTACCAAGAGATTTCAAAAATGGAGTTGCATGAGGTAACGATTTGTGAAAAGGGTATCAACCCCGAAGCGCAATTCCGCATTTTGAAGGAGGACACCACTATGACAAACGAAAACAGTGATTTGACAGAAATTATGTCACGACTTGAAACCCGACTGGATGCCATGGAAAAGGGAGAACTACCTCCTCAACTCCGTGAACACATGAAGGGTAAGGGTAGTGATGAAGAAAAGAAACCCGAAAAAGAAGAAGGTGACGAAATGAAAGACGAAAAGAAAGATGACGACAAGATGTACATGGACAAGAGTGAATACTCCGATGTTATCACTTCCGAATACCTATCTTGGATGGAAAGCACCCTCAAATCTGCTGGTGTTGACACTGATGGTGCTCGCCTTCACTTTGACCAACTTGAGAAAGCCCAACTTGGTGGCTTTGACAACCCCGACGCTGTTGACGGTGCTGACTACTTCGGTGGTCAAGTTCGTGGCCGAGGACAAGAGAATGGTTCTCCTTCAACTGGTGCAATCAACGCTATCACTGCCTCCGGTGGCAAAACCCCCGCTGGCGCAATGGGGCCAGCCTCATTGTCCAAGGGCTACCTTAACTCCGACAATGTGAGTGAGGCTGACCTTGAAGCCGCTTACGAAGTGTACAAAGCCGCCGCTTTGGAACAACACTTCCGAAACGACCTTGAAGGCAACTTTGCTTCTCGCTTCAACAACGAGATGGAAATTGCAAAATCACAGGCTGAAAAAGCCGCCTTTGATGCACGAGCACCGCTTTCGGAAA